TGGCGCCACGGCGCCGGGGCAATCAGCCGCAGCGGATTCTGGTCGAGTTCGTCCTGCTTTCTAGTCAGGACAGGGGCCGACCAAGGCCGCACACCCATTGTCTCCGGGCTGCTTCGGCAGCCTTTCACAGCCCGCCAGCAGCAATGCCGGTGGGCTTTTCTATTTGCAGAGGACGCCGAATGCTCGACATTGACGCCGCTCTGACCAAACTCGCGGGCGTCGTCGGCGCCTGCATCAGCCTCAAGTTCATCAATGGCACATGGCCCGAGCGTGCGATCATGGCGATTGGTGGCTCTGCGGTCAGCTACTACGCCAGCCCTTATGCGGCACAAAAAGCCGGGCTACCCGAAGGCTTGTCTGGATTTCTGATTGGCGTTTTTGGCATGGCCATCTGCGCCAAAGGGTGGGAAGCCATCCAGGCCACCCCAATTGCCGAGGTCTGGAGCGCAGCCATTACCAAGGTCTTCGGCGCCCGGGGAGCCGGGAAATGAACTTCGTGACCCCGATCGCCTGCGGACTGGTCGCGGTTTTTTGCGTTGCGGCCGTCTGGAGCCACAAGTTCACCGACACCTTGCCCCAGCGGATTGCCCTGGGCGTGGGCTGCGTCGGCGCCGTGGGCACCGGCTGGTACGCCAACCAAACACCGCTACCCGGTCCCGTGGAACTGCTGATCTGGGCTCTGGCCCTGTTCTGCGCCGCGACTGGGCACAAATTGAGCCAAGAACGAAAAGCCCCCGAGGAAAGCAACAGCCGGCCAGCGAAGAACCTGACCGGCCCATGCTGATGAGGGTGAAGTGAATCAAGGAGCGACCGCATGAAACTGATCCTCCAGCGTACCCACAGCACCGGCGCGAGGACTTTCGGCAAGCTCTTTGCCGACGGCGCCTTCATCTGCTACACGCTGGAAGACGAAACCCGCGAACAGCCTGGCGTGGACGTGACCGACTGGAAGATCAAGGCCAACACCGCCATTCCCAGCAGCGGCTACGCCGGCCGGGCCTACATCGTGACGCTGGAGCACAGCGGGCGCTTCGGCCCCGACACCCTGACCGTGAACGACGTGCCCGGCTTCACCGCAATCCGCATGCACGCCGGCAACACCGAGGCCGACACCGAGGGGTGTCCCTTGCTGGGAATGGCCGTCAACGCAGGCGGCATCGTGGGCGGAACCAGTGGCCCGGCTGTCAAGTTGGTGAAAGAGATCGTGCGCAACGCCTTGGCCGGCGGGGAAACCGTCACCCTGGAAGTTGTCAACCCGGTGGAAACGGCGTGAACTGCGAGGCGCCGGCATGAGCATGATCTTTTCCCACTCGGAAATGGCCGGCGAGGCAGTGTTTGGCGACTGGGTTTCAAACCGGAAAAAGCCCGTATTCAAGCGCGCCAAAAGCATGCGGGCGCGCCGCAAATTGCGCATGGCCAGCATGGAGCCGCCCAGCCCGTGGCGCAGAGTGGACCGAATTTTGGGCTGCGAACAGAGAAGCCTGCTGGCAGGAGAAATCGGGCGGGTTGATTCGTTTCGGTTTGTTGAGTCTCCATGTTCGCCCTGCTGAACTGGCGCCTGTGGGCCGGCATCGCCCTGGCAATCGCTCTGGCCGCCAGTCACGCCATGGCCTACCGCACCGGTAAGGCGACAGTCAGGGCAGATTGGGACCGAGACATCGCAGAGCGCACAACCAAGGCACTTCAGGCGGAACAAGCCGCCCGAGCCAAGGAACAGGAACTGCTGACCGCCCGCCAGAAAGCCGAGGAACGCTATGCAGCCGAAAAGAAACGCTCTCAAGCCGCTGCTGCTGGCGCTCAGTCTGAGCTTGACGGCCTGCGCAACGACCTCGCCGCCCTCGGAGCCAGTCAACCCACCGCAGATCCCGCCACCCCCGCTCGAACTGATGGAGCCGGAGGACTTGAGCTCCAGCTACTCGGAAGTTGTGCGACTGCTCTTGCAGACCTGGCGATCCAAGCTGACCGACTGGAAAACAAGGTTGTAGGCCTTCAGGATTACATCAAGGCCGTATTGACCAACACAAGGAACTGACATGGACGAAATGGACATGAGCCAACAAATGGCTCCCGAGGCCGAAGGCGGATACGAAATCTGCATCGCCGTGAGCGCAGACGGCCGTATTGCCGTGGGCGTGGAATCCGGGAGCTACGAGGCCGCCGAGGAACAAGGCGCCCAGGAAGCCGGGATGGAAAAGCCCGCCATGCGCCAAGTCAAGGACATCCAGGAAGCCATCCGGTTCGCCATCGACGCCTACAAGACCAACGGCCAGATGCCCGACGAAACCGACGAGAAAGCCGGCTTTCAAGCCGCGATGGCCGAAGAATGAAGGCAACCCTGATCATCGAGGACGACGGCATCGCAGGCGTGAAGCTGTCCACCAGCTTCCACGGTGACGCCAAGCCCAACAGCCCGGCACACCGCTGCGCAATCCTGCTGATGGAGCACATGAACACTTTGGGCCAGCCCATGGACGAGGAACAGCCGATCAAGCTGGAAGCCCCGAAGCTGCGACTGGTGGGAGTGAACTGACCGTGGCGACCAAGAAGCCGGCTGCGAAGAAGGTGAAGGCATCAAGTTCGCAAGCCGCCGCAGAGAGTCGCCGCACGCTGTTCATTGAGGCTTATTTGGCCAACGGCGGCAATGCGACCAATGCGGCAAAAGCGGCCGGGTTCAGTGAAAAGAGCGCGCACCAACAAGGATGTGCGCTATTGAAACATCCGAAAGTTATCCACAGGCTGGACGAAAGACGCAAGGAACTTGCGCAAAAGTACGAGTTGACGACAGAAAACGTCATCAAGAGCCTTGCGCAAGCGGTTTATTTCGATCCGCGCAAGCTGTACGACGAAAACGGCAACCTCAAGCCAATCACGGAACTGGACGATGACACTGCCCAGGCTTTAAGTGGCTTCGAGGTGATGGAAGAAAAAGGATCCGGGGAGGATCGGGGCAAGGTCATTGGCTTCACCAAGAAGGTGAAGTGGCTGGACAAGAACGTGGCCCGTGAGCAGGCGATGAAGCATCTGGGCCTGTACGAGCAGGACAACAAGCAGCGCAACCCGCTGGAGAACCTGCCGCGTGACGTGATCCAGGCTATTGTGAATAAGTTGGGGGCAACCGGTGGGCGCGGTTGACCTGAGCTGGATCGACAGGCTGCCTGCAGAACAACAATCGGCGCTCCTGGCCAGCGCACAGAGCATTCTGGACCGGACCAAGTTGCTGGATTACCGGGCCTACCCAAGACAGCGAGAGTTTCACAGGGCTGGCGCTGACCCGAAAGTCAGGGAGCGGCTGCTGAAGGCGGGGAACCAGCTGGGCAAGACCTGGTCTGCTGGATTTGAGACGGCGATGCACCTGACTGGCCGGTATCCGGACTGGTGGGACGGCGCTGTTTTCCCGCATCAAGTGGCCTGCTGGGCGGCCGGCGTCACGGGCGAAGTGACCCGCGACACGGTTCAGCGGGTGCTTTGCGGGCGTTCCAACGAGATCGGGACCGGTGCGATCCCGGCTGACGCGATCAAGGACAAGGCCATGAAGCGCGGCGTGGCGGATGCCATCGACACGCTGGTGATCCGCCATGGTGGCGGTGGAGACGTTCAGGCTGGCGAATCGGTGCTGGGGTTCAAGAGCTACGACCAGGGCCGCGAGAAATTCCAGGGCGAAACACTGGATATTGTCTGGCTGGACGAAGAACCTGACATCGGCATCTACACCGAGGCGCTGACTCGGACGAATGCGACAGACGGGATTTTGTATATCACGTTCACGCCCTTGCTGGGCATGAGCGCGGTGGTCAAGCGGTTTCTGGTGGAGAAGCAGCCCGGAACGCACGTCACAAACATGACGATCCACGATGCCGAGCACTACACGCCGGAGAAGCGCGCGGCAATCATCGCCAGCTACCCGGCGCATGAGCGTGAGGCGCGGGCGAACGGTACGCCGATGCTGGGGTCGGGCTTGATCTTCCCGGTGGCAGAGGCGGAAATCAAGTGCAAGGTTCCGCAGATACCGGCGCACTGGCCCCGGATTGCCGGCATCGACTTCGGCTGGGATCACCCTACGGCTGGCGCATGGCTGGCGTGGGACCGGGATACCGATACGGTCTATGTGTACGACGCGTACCGAAAAAAAGAGGCAACGCCGGAGATCCACTCAATCACGTTCAGGGCCAAGGGCCAGTGGATACCGGTGGCGTGGCCGCACGACGGCCTGCAGCACGACAAGGGCTCTGGGCTGGCTCTGGCGCAGCAGTACCGCAATGCTGGCGTGAACATGCTCAAGGACCGGGCGACACATGCGCCAGCCCCCGGCGAGGAAGAAGGCACGGGCGGTAACGGTGTTGAAGCCGGCCTGATGGAAATGCTGGACAGGTTCCAGACCGGCCGGCTGAAGATTGCCGACCACCTGAACGAGGTCTTTGAGGAAATCAGGATGTATCACCGCGAGGACGGGAAGATCGTCAAGATCGACGACGACATCATTTCCGCCATCCGATACGCGCTGATGATGATCCGGCACGCCAAGCTGCCACAACCCAAACACAAACCAGCCCTGACCTGGCGACCCAAAGACGCCGGCATGGGCTACTGACAAGGAAACACCATGGCAACAGTCACACCGACCATCACCAATCTGACGGCCGAGACGGTCAAGATCACCTGGGCCCTGACCAGCGCCAACACGGACGGCGCACCTGTGCCGGCCCGGTTCGCGGACTACGCCGACCGCACGGTCTATTTCATGGGCACATGGGGCGGGGCAACCGCCGTGCTCCAGGGGGGGGACGGGAGCACCTACCTGACCCTGACAGACCCACAGGGCAACGGCATCAGCAAGACCGCCGACGGCATCGAGATCGTGACCGAGACGCCGGAGTTCACCCGGCCGAACCTGACGACTGCCGGCACAGGCGCCACCATCACCGCGACCATGATCCTGCGCCGCGGCTTTTTCCGAGGGATTTGAAATGACCCAAGCACATGAAGCAGCCGACGCCATCCGGCGCATGGCCAAGTTCTACCAGAACATGCAATTTGCGGCCGACACGCTGGAGCGGATCGGCAGCCTGGAGCAGGCCACTCAAGAAGCCAAGGCCGCGACTCTGGACGCCCAGACCGAGCGCGACAAAGCCCTGAGCGAACTGACCGAAGCCAAGGAAGCCACGACCGCGGCGCGCGCGTGATCGTCACCAGAGACGCAAGCTGATGTTTGGCAGCTGGAATGGCAACACCGCAGGGAAGTGGTGGGGCGCCAAGCTGGGCGAAGGCTTGCGCAACGTCCTGATTTGGATGCGACGGCGCGGCAGAAGGTAAACAATGAAATCACAAGACCAGTCACCGGGCGACGAAGGGCAGGAAAAGTCGTTTGACGAGACGGCCATTGGCGCCATGGCGATCACCCTTGTGGCCCTGAGAAAAGAGGCCATTGAGGGACGGGTTCAATCCGGCATCGAAACCCAATGGACCGAAGACGAGGAGTTCTACCAAGGCTACGACGATGCCAACCGGCATGAGCACGTCAAGGTGCAGCTCAAGCCTGGAGAGCAGGAGCGGAAAAAGCCGCTCACGTCCAACGGCTCGACGGTGTTCCCCAACATCACGGCGCCCTATGTAGATGCAGCTGCGGCCCGGGTGGGCGACATGCTGATGCCGACGGACGACCGCAACTTTGCGACAGAGACGACGCCGATACCGGATCTGATGGAGTCCGACGAGGCGCAAATGCAGCCGACGCCAGCGGGCATGGATTCCTTGTCTGCCCAGGTGAGCAAGGCCAACTCTGTGCTGGCCGTGGCCAAGCAGCGCGCCGCCAGGGTGCAGGAGCAGATCGACGACTATCTGACAGAATGCCAGTACCACGCCGAGCTGCGAAAAGCCATCGACGACGCGGCCCGCATCGGATCCGCAGTGATCAAGGGGCCTTTCCCGGTCAAGCGCAAATACACCGCCGTCAAGACCGACAAAGCCACGGGCGAGTCGGCCATGGTGCAGGAGATCAAGACGCGCCCGGCCAGCAAGCGCATTGATCCGTGGAACTTCTTTCCGGACCCGGCATGTGGCGAGACCATCCACGACGGCGCCTACACGTTTGAGCGGGACTTCATCACCGAGAAAAAGTTGGCAGCACTGAAGGGCGGAGAGGGACCGGCAGCCTACTTTGACGACCAGATCGACGCCTGCATTGACGAAGGCCCCGACAAGAAGAACCACAGCGACACCCGCCTTTTTGTGCCCAACAACGAGCACAGCAAGCGCAATGTCTTTGAAATCTGGTACTGCTACGTGGACATGCCGGCCAAGGAAGTCGAAGCCGCTGGCATCAAGCTGGAAGACGAGCGCGACAGCTTGCCGGTCATCGCCACCATGGTGAACGACCGGGTGATCAAGCTGGCGCTGAACCCGATTGAAGACGGCGAATTCCCCTACGACGTGATGCCATGGCGGCGCAAGGCGGGGATGCCTTGGGGCGACGGGATTGCCCGCCAGGGCCGAGTGGGGCAGCGAATCGTCACGGCAGCCACGCGCAACCTGATGGACAACGCAGGCGCATCGGCCAAGCCGCACAAGGTCATGACTGGCGACCTGGAGCAGGACGGCGACCCGTGGACCTGGAGGGCCAACAGCGATCTACCGGACGTGGGCCGGGCCATGATGTTCTTTGTGCAGCCCAGCTTGCAAGCCGAACTGACCGCCATCATTCAGATGGGCGAACAGATGATGGAGAAGCAGACCGGCATGCCATTGATTCTGCTGGGCATGCAGGGCGGCGTACAGGAGACCGCGGCAGGCCGGCAGATCCAGAACAACAACGGAACGTCGGTGCTTCGCCGCATTGCCAGGCTGTTTGATTCCTGCATCACCGAGCCGCACATCCGGCGCTACGACAAGTGGATCAAGATTTACAGCGATGACCCCGAGCTGAAGGGCGACGTGACGATCAAGGCGCGCGGATCATCCGCTCTGGTAGAGCGCGACATCCAGAACCAGCAGATGCCGGTGCTGATGAACCTGAGCTTGAACTCGGCGTTTGAGTGGGATCCGGTGAAGACGGGCGAGGAATACCTGAAAAGCCAACGGTTCAACCCGGAGACGTTCAAGATGTCCACGGAGCGCAAGCAAGAGCTGGCCAGCCGGCAGCCGCCGCCGCCACCGCAGATCGCCGTGGCACAGATCCGGGAACAAGGCGCCACGCAGCGCCAGCAGCTGGAATTGCAGCACGAAGCCCAGCAGGCCGACCTTGACCGGGGCCTGAAGAAGATGGAGATCGACGTTCAAACCCAGATCGACGCCGCCGCACTTGGCAGCGAAGAACGCCGGATGCTGGAAACCATCAAGGCGGAATTGGCGGGAATCACCATGAAGCTGAACACGCAGCGGGAGCTGTCCAACATCAAGGGCGCCCAGGCGATGACGCCACCGACTGAGCCGGCAGGCCGGGCCCCAGCTGGCAGGGCGTTTCAGCAATGAACCTGTCACCGCGCGAGATTGATGGCGAGGTCTGGCAGAAGCTGGCCACGCACTTTGGAGAGCGACTCAAAGTCCTGCGGGCCAAGGTGGAAAGCCCCCGGATCAGCGACAACGAGCGCCGGGAACATGCCATTCGCATCGACGAGATCAAGAAGTTTCTATCGGTAGCCGAGCTGCCGAAGAAAAAGGGCACAGACGCGGACTAGCAATAGCCCCCCTCTGTGAATTGGCCCGCCCTGCGCGGGCTTTTTCGTTTGGAGAACGCATCAATGAGTGACCCCGAGAAGACCACCCAGCCAGACACGACCGACGCCGAAGCGCAAGCCCTGGCAGCGGCCGAAGTTGGGTATCGCAGAACCACGGCGCGCGCTGACTACGAAGCCCCCGCCGAGGAGTCTGCGCAACAGGTTGACACGGAAAGCGGGCCGACTGAGCCCGCAAATGAGGCCCCGGAAACCAACCCGGAGCCTGATTTGTCGGCGCAGCAGCCGACACCTGAGCAGGCCATTGCCGATCAACTTGCGGCCCTCAAGTCGCAGGTTCAGGAGCTGAAGGCCAGCAGCGACAACAACCCGGCAGTGCGCAAGTTGCACGGGGAAATTGGGAACATCAATCGCACGCTCAAGGCGCTGCAATCTGCATCGAAGAATGACGCCCCCGCCAATGACGAATTGGCCGCCGCTGTTGCCAAGATTCAGGAGCAGGCCAAGGAGTTCCCGGAGATTCTGGGGGATGTCGCTCAGGCAATGAAGGTCATGCACTCGCGCGTTACCCAGGCGAAGGACAGTGAACCAGGGCCGGAGGCTGCCGATGGTCAGCCCATCGAAGAAGCGCCGGAAAGCAGGTACACGACCGAGCAACAGGTGGCAATCAAATCGCTCGATGAAGTCCACCCCGACCGTCACCAGGTCGTTCAGTCCGCTGACTACAAGCAGTGGTTTGCCGCGCTATCGCCCGAGATCCAGACGAAGGTTCAAAACACCTGGAACCCGGCCGTTGTGTCGCAGCACCTGACCGACTTCAAGAAGGTCGTGGAGGCCCGAAAGAGCAAACAGGCGCGGCTGGACGCTGCTGTAGCCCCGAAAGGCGGCGCGCAGAAGCCCGGCCCGACATCCCTCACCAACGAACAAGCCGCAATGCGTGGATATCGCAAGACGGCTTTTCGTTCATTCTGAACACTGAAAGAAAATCATGGCTGGAAATACCTATTCCAATCCGGAAGGCCGGATCAACGAGGTCAAAGGCGAGATGCTGGGCATTGCCGAGACCTGCGAAGTCCTCATGCTGGGTGTCACTCCCAAGAAGATGCCCCAGAACAAGGGCGACAACATCACGTACCGGGCTCTGATCCCGGCTGGTGGCGCGACGACCAATTCGAGCACCATCAACCGCTGGTCTGTCAGCGCGCCGTCCTACGTGATCAACGAAGACTCGACGCCCACGGCCAAGCAACTGAACTACCGTGACGTGAACGTGGCGATGACCCAATACGGCGTGCTGTACTCGTACACCGCCAAGACGGCCATCTACCACGAAGACGACATCCCGGCCGATCAGAAGCGCATGGCCGCCATGGAAATGGGCCTGGTGCGCGAAATGGTCCGCTACGGCGAAATCAAGGGTTGCACCAACGTGCAGTTTGCCGGCGGCACCTCGCGCGCCACGGTGGACGAGACCATCAGCTACAACGCCCTGTCGCTGATGTCGCGCACGCTGCAGGCCAACGGTGCGAAGTTCAAGACCGAAATCCTGGCCCCCGGACCGAACTACGGTACTGCGGCAATCGAAGCCGGCTACATCGTGTTTGTGCACACCGATGCCGAACACGACATCCGCGCGCTGCAGGACTTCACCCCGGTCTCCGACTACGCCAACCGCAAGCCCATCAGCCCGCATGAGCTGGGCTCCTGTGGCCGGTTCCGGTTCATCACATCCAAGGAGTTGGCGCCGTACCTGGCTGCCGGCGCCGCGGTGGGTGCAACAGGGCTGGAGTCGGCTGGCGGCAGCAACGTGGACGTGTACCCGTTCCTGGTCTTGGCCGAGGAAGCCGTGTACGACGTGGCTCTGAACCTCAACTTCGAGCCGTTCCACATCCCCGTGACCCAGCGCAGCAAGGACGATCCTTTCGCCCAGCACGGCTACGTTGGCGCGGACTTCTGGTGTGCCGCCAAGATCGTGAACAACGGTTTCTGCGGCGTCATCGAGGCCGGCGTCACCGATCTGTAAACCCAGGCGGGCGGGGTAACTCGCCCGTCAACCACCAAGGAAACACCATCATGGAAAACTTCAAACTGCGCGGAAGCAACTTCTGCACCTCGTCTGGCCTGCTGACTGCCACGGGCGCCGAAACCGTCTATGACACGACGGTGACGATCACCTACTGCATCAACGGCAAGGCCGCTACCAAGACCGCCGTGACTGACGGTGTGACCCCGACGACCGACTACGTGAGCGGCAACGCCATCACGTTGACGGCCAGCAAGGCGCGCTGTGTGGTCTGGGGATTGATTGACGGCGGCACCGTCAAGGTGCTGGCTGGCCCCATCGTCGATTGGGACGGCACTGCCTTCAAGGTTCCGCCCGACTTCCCGGCCATCCCAGACACCTTCACGCCGTTTGCCTACCAGATCCTCAAGGCCTCCAGTGCTGCGGGGACGTTGACCTTTGGCTCCAGCAACTGGAACGCGACCGGGTTCACCAACTCGATCACGAACGTGCTGGTTCTGCCGGATCGTCCGCAGACCTCGTAATCCCAAGGCCCGGGGAAACCCGGGCCGCTTCACCAAGGAAACCACCATGCTTGACCAAAAAGTCTCCAAATTGCGTGTTGATGCCGAGTTCAAACTTGGCAAGGCTGCACAGCTCAAGATCACGCGCGCCAATGGCACCGAGCAGAACGTGCGCTTCGACACTGAAACCGTCACGGCCACGCGAACGCTCAAGGCATCGGAATCCGGGATGACGCTGTTCCTGAATTCTTCCACCGAGTTCGTGACCACGCTCCCGGCTCCGGCTGCGGGCCTGAACTTCGAGTTCATTGTGACGGCCGCGCCTTCTGGCGCCAGCTATACCGTTGTCACCAGCGGCAGCGCCAACATCATCAAAGGCCACATCCTGACCAGCGACGTGAACAGCGCGACCGATGCCGACCTGGAAACCAGCGGCGGCGACACCATCAGCTTTGTCGATGCAAAGGCTGTGGCCGGCGACCGCGTGCGGATGATCAGCGACGGCACCAACTGGTTTGCTCAGGGTGCATGCAGCGTGTTCGACGCCATCACCATCACCACGGCCTCTTGATCAGGGCCAATCAGCAGCAAGGGGGCTTCGGCCCCCTTTTTCTTTGACCCCAGAAAAGGACCATCACCATGCCCAGAGGTATCCCCAACACGCCGCGCCAAGCCCAGCACAACCCAGTTATTCGCTCCGGCGCACTGGAGACGGAGGGCAAGCCGATTGGCTACACCGAGAGGACGACGCAAGAAGGCGCAGGGGAACCGGTGCTGGTGCAAGTGACCGACCGCATGCCTGACGCCGAAAAGGCGGCAATGCTGGCCTTCATGAATGAGGACATCACCGTCCGCATTGCCACCACGACCGACAAGAACGCCGATCAGGTCTTTGAAGTGACGGTCAACGGCCGCACCGAACTTTTCCGGCGCGGCGAAACCAAGACGGTGAAGCGGTATTTTGTGGACCGCCTGGCCCACCTGAAGCAAACCTCCTACATCCAGCGTGACGCGGTGAATGACGCCGGCATCAAGCAGAAGCTGATGGATCCGAACACCGCGATCCGCTACGACTTCGCCGTGATCCGCGATGCCAACCCGATGGGCGAGCACTGGCTGAAGGCCACCTTGGGGATGGCTGGCTGATGAACTTCCTGGAACTGTGCCAGCGCACGGCCTCGGAGTGCAGCGCCTCGCTCACGGGGCCTACCGACACCACCAGCCAGACCGGACGCCTCGGGCAGATCGTCAAGTGGGTGAATTCGGCGTGGATGGACATCCAGACGCGGCACGACGACTGGAATTTCATGCGCTCCAGTTTCACGTTGGCGACAACTTCGGGCGACGGCCGCTACACCTATTCGGACTGCACCGATACCGGGACCGCAGTGGCCATCGCCAACTTCCGAGGCTGGCTGATGGACAAGTTCAAGATCTACCAGACCTCGGCCGGGCAGGGCACTGAAACCTATCTGCGCCCGATGAGCTACACCGACTGGTACTGGCGCTACAACACCGGGGCACAGACCAACGGGCCGCCGCGGTTCGTGAGCATTGCGCCTGACAGTGCAATCCTGCTGGCCCAGGTGCCGGATGGGGCGTACACCGTCAATGGCGAGTACATGAAAGCCGCCACCGAGCTATCTGGAGACACCGACATCCCGGAGATGCCCAGCGAGTACCACATGGCCATTGTCTATCGGGCCATGATGAAGTACGGGCGCTACAACGCCGCAGCCGAAGTGCATGCCGACGGCCAGGAAAACTACGTGCGGATGATGAAAGAGATGTCCCGCACGTATCGCCCGGCGCAACTGATTGGCGGGCCACTGGCATGAAGCAGCTGCCGATCCCGTCGGTCACAAGCCGCTATTGGGCGTTCCGTGGCGGCCTTGATCAGGTGTCACCGAGCATCAGCGTCTCGCCTTCGGTGTGCCGGGCTTCGTCGAACGTGGAGGTGGGGCCTACCGGGGCGCTGACCACGGCCAAGGGGTATGAGCGGTTTGACGGGCGGGCCAAGCCTTCGGATGCAACCTACTCCATCTTGTCGGCCACGATCACGGGTTCCTATTCGCTCGGGAACACGCTGACGGGTGCCACATCTTCTGCGACCGGCGTGATCATCGCCGCGACTTCCAATTCTTTCGTCCTGACCAAGATCGCCGGGACGTTCCAAAGCGGAGAATCGCTGACCATTGGCGGAAGCCCGGTGGCCACGTCAACCAGCACAGACCAGCGCGGCGCGGCAAGCACGATGGCGCTGAATGCCACGTACCAGAACCTGGCGGCCGACAAGTACCGCGCGGACATTGCTGTGGTGCCTGGCGCTGGGGCTGTGCTTGGCGTCTGGAAGTTCAACGGCGTCTCCTACGCCATCCGGAACAACGTCGGGGAGACGGCGGCAGTGCTGCACAAGTCCACGTCTTCCGGGTGGACGGCCGTGGCTTTGGGCCGTGAGCTGGCTTTCACGTCTGGCGGGACCGTCCAGATTTCCGTGGGAAACACCATCACCGGAGCCACGTCGGGGGCAACGGCCGTCATCACCAAGGTCATTCTGACCAGCGGGACATGGGCGGGAGGCGATGCGGCGGGCCGGCTGATCTTTGCCAGCCAGACCGGGACTTTCCAGTCTGAGAACCTGAACGTCGGAGCCTCGCTGAATGTGGCGACGATTGCAGGCAACAGCACGGCCAACACGCTGGCGCCGTCGGGCAGGTATGAGTTTGTCACGCACACCTTTGGCGGCAGCGCGGCCACTGCGGCAATGTACGGCGTCAGCGGCACGCACAAGGCGTTTGAGTTCGACGGCACAGTGTTCTCCTTCATCCACACCGGGATGACCACGGACACGCCAAAGCACATCGCAGTCCACCGCAAACACCTTTTCCTGAGCTTTGGCGCATCGGTTCAGCACTCAGGGATTGGAGATCCCCACGCCTGGAGCGTTGTGCTGGGCGCCGCAGAGTTGGCGGCCGGCGAAACCGTGACGGGCTTCCTGCAGCAGCCCGGCGCCCAAAGTTCTGACTCCCTGGCCATCTTCACGCGCAACACCACGCTTGTCCTGTACGGCACGAGTTCCAGCGATTGGAACCTGACGACATTCAACCCCGAGGCCGGCGCTATTGAGTGGACGATGCAGTACATCTACCAAGGGGTGTACCTGGACGACCGCGGCATCACGCCGATGAGCACCAGCCAGTCCTACGGCAATTTCCAGAGCGCCGATATGTCGGCCAACGTGCGGCCTTTCATTGAGTCTGTGCGCGCGACGGCGGTAGCCTCTTGTGTGGTGCGCGAGAAAAACCAGTACCGCATTTTCTTTTCTGGTGGCGCCGCTCTGTATGTGACGTTTGCCGGGAACAAGGTTGCCGGGTTGATGCCCATGAGCCTCTCCCATCCGGTTGCATGCATCTGCTCCATGGAGGCGGGGACCGGCCAAGAGGAAATCTTCTTTGGCTCGACGGACGGCTACGTTTACCAAATGGAGAGCGGCACCTCGCAAGACGGCGACCCCATCGACTGGTATGCCGAGCTGGCCTACAACCATTTCGGTTCTCCGCGCCAACTGAAGACCTGGCGCAAGGCCGTTGTGGAAGTTTCCGGCGAAGGCTATGCCAGCTTCTTCATCGGGTACAGCATGGCCTACGGGAGCATTGATATCCCCCAAGGCGATGCAACTGCAATCCTGGCACCGCTGAGTGTCTCCAGGTGGGACGACTTCACCTGGGATGCATTTTTCTGGGACGGCCAAAGCCTGATGCCGGCCGAGCGCGACCTTGACGGCACATCAGAAAACGTCTCGCTTGTCTTTTCAGGCAGCAGCGACGAATACCAGTCCATGACGCTGAACGGCGCCATTGTCGATTTCACTTCAAGAAGGGCACTGCGATGAGCGCATCCGAGTGGTACGAACACGGATCATTCCCGACCAACCGATCCTTTGGCGCATCGGCATCAATGCGCGCAGAGCTGGAGGCCATTGAAACGGGCATCAGCGCCAAACTGCCAGACCTCAGCGGCAACGGCGACAAATTGATTGGCGTAAACGCCGGAGCCACCGCATTGGAAGCCAAGAGCATCACCTTTGCGGGGGCCTTCACGACGGTGGGTGCTTATGCAGTCACCCTGACATTTACCGGCGTCACGGGCGTGACGTTCCCGACTTCCGGCACGCTGGCCACCCGGGCGGGAACAGAGACGCTGACGAACAAGACGATCAACGGACCAGACAACACGCTGACCAACATCGCCAACGCCAGCTTGTCCAACAGCGCCATGACGTTCGGGGCAACGTCGGTATCCCTGGGCGGGACTCTGGCGGCCATCAACGCTATGCCGGTGGGCAACAGCACCCCCAGCACGGGCGTCTTCACTACCACCACGCAGCGGGCCAGCATGAACGTGGCCACGCTGTCCGTCGATACCACCATTCCGGCGTCCTACAACGCCTCCATGGTTGGCCCTGTCACCGTTGGATCTGGCGTCACCCTGACCGTCGAATCTGGCGCAACCCTTGTCTTTCTCTGAGGTAACACCATGAGCACCGTCAAAGCGAACACCCTTGAGCCAGCATCTGGCGGAACCATCACCATCACCGGGGCGGCTCTGACCACTCCAGCGCTGGGCACGCCTGCCAGCGGCACGCTGACCAATTGCACGGGGTTGCCGGCATCAGGGGTAGTTAACACGCCAGCGGGGGGGATCAGCGCGACGACGGTGCAGGCGGCGCTGAATGAGCTGGACACGGAGAAGTTTGACAAGGCGGGCGGGGCGACCAGCGGCCCCGTGCAAGTAAACAGAAGCACCAACCCGAAGGGGGCCGGGCTTGCGGTCGGTGGCGATATGGCCGTTCACGCGGGCAACATACGCACGACTTGCAAGTACGTCGGCGACAGCGGCATCGGCGCATCAAATACCTGGGAAACGGTTGTTGACTTGAGCACCCTGCAGACTGCGACTGGTCATTTTGGCGGCCGCGTCAAATGCCTAGGTGCTGAAAACGGGACGGTCAACGGCAGCTATTGCGAATATTACCTTTTGTACAGCAGCGTTGACGGTTGGCTGATCTCCGCGATAGGCACAAAGCTGGTAACCAGTAACGGGGCGTGGGCGGACATGAGCCTGCGCATTTCGGGCACCAATTTGCAAGTCCAAAACGGCGCTGGCGCCACCGGCGTTGGCGGATACTTTATTGCTTTGGACATTTTTGAACCGTTATAAGGAGGTGCCATGTTTCCCCAATTTGAATACGAAGTTCTCAGCGTCGCGGCTGACGCAGAAACGAGAGTCATCAAGACCGTGAACTGGCGGTACAACGCCATCGTCAACCGTAAGCGCGTTGCCTCGACGCTTGGGTCCATTGACCTCCTGCCGCCAGCAGAGAGCGCCGATGTGATCCCCTTTGAAAACGTCAAGTATGAGGACATTGCCTCGTGGGTGGTGGCCAGCGTGGGCGGTCCGCAAGCATTCAGCGCCGCTACAGCCGCGCTGGAGGCAGAACTACGCGCCCAAATGGCCGAGGCTGAGGCTCGTCAAACCGTGGCGGTCCTTGCTCCCCCTTGGGGGGCCTGACCATGCTCACCATCCTCCTTTTCATCGACCGCTGCTTCAACGTCCTGCTGGGCGGGATCTGGCGCGAGACGCTTTCCAGCCGCGCCCACCGCATGCGCGGCAAAGGCCAACCTGTTTGGGGTTGGACCGCCAACGCTATCGACTGGCTGTTTTTCTGGCAACCCAACCACTGCGCCATCCAGTGGGCCTATGAGGTCCGGCTGGGATGGCACGACTGACTGGACGCAAATCATGCCCGATCCATTAACCCCAACCGCCAGTGCCTTGACGCTGACACTGTCCGCCTGCTCAACAACATCGGATCAGAGCTGCCAGCCGCTGCCAGCGACCCTGCGCGTGAGGCCGCAGCCCCTGCCGCCGATCGAGGCGACCGGCCAGCCGGATCTGCAGCTGCCCACCGCCAACACCCGCGACGTGGCGCAGCTTTCTTTCACCCTCCGTTTCTGAGGCAAACCACATGGCAGTACCCGCAAACATGCAACAGGCATGGGACCAGTATTGGCAGACCGTGGCGCCTGGAACCAGCCTGAATTGGGCATCCGGGACGATCACGCGCAACCAAGACGGCACGGCCACCTACAGCGACCCCAACGGTTCAAAGCTGACCTACAGCAGCACCACGCCGATTCAGACCGTGGCCGGCATGAGCCCGTACATTGCCCAGCAATGGCAAAACGAGTTTGGCTACTCCGCAGGCGCCAACCCGGCTAACCTTGAGTATGCAGGCTCGACCGGTACCAGTGGATTCGTGGTCGGCCCCGGGCCAGCGCCCGGCAGCGCACCGGCAGCGACACCATCACCCGCAACGGGCGGGATTGGCTTGATCAACTCCACGGGCGGGATTGGCTTGATCAACTCCACGGGCAGCGGCACGGTGACGGCACCGACCAACGCACAGCCGGCGTCGATCAACACGCCGACCGCCACGATGGTCAACCAGCCGACCAACCTGACCAGCAGCTTTGCACCCACGGCCGGGAACCTGACGGCGCCCCAGGCCAACACGACGATGTATTCGGCGCTGGGGGCTTCATCCCCGGCCAACGTGACGGCTGGTAACGCAACGGCTGGGTTGATCAACGCCCCGACTGCTACGGCGGCCGGTAACGTGACGGCAGGCACGGCCACCGCCCAGCAAGCCACGGGAACGACGGCAATTGGTGCCGCTGGCGTCAACAACACCAACGCCCAGGCGGGCACCGTGACGGCGCCGACCGCTTCAATGGCTGGAAACGTCACCGCAGGAACAGGAACGGCAAGTCAAGCAACGGGAACGACGGCTGCGCCAGTTGGGAACGTGACGGCTGGTAACGCAACGGCTGGATTGATCAATGCCACGTCAGCCACAGCGGCTCCCAATGTCACTGCAGGAACCGCCACGACCCAGCAAGCCACGGGCACCACTGCCAACAACCCGGGCAACGTGAACTACACCGGGGTTAATGCCTCCACTGTGACGGCGCCGACTGCATCAGGTTACGGGAACATCGCTGCCGGCACAGGCACGGCGTATCAAGCCACCGGAGCCACGGCCAACGCAGCCGGCAACGTGCAGGCCGGGACTGTGCAAGCCGGGACTGTCAACGCGCCCACGGCATCGAGCTTTGGCAATGTGACGGCCGGCACCGGTACAGCGCAGCAGGCTACGGGGACCGCGGCGACGGGTGCCCCAGGTGTTACCGCAGGCACGGCCACGGGCGGGACGGCCACGGCGCAGGGCTACACCAGCACCAATGCCAATGCCAGCCTTCAGGCGCCGGCAGCGACCTACACCGCCAACACCTTCACGCCGGACAGCAATTCGACTGTCAAGGGCCAGATCCGGGCCATCATTGCCGAGAACTCGCCGCTGATGCAGCAGGCCGAGACGCGCGCCCTGCAAAAGATGAACACCCGGGGCCTGTTGAACAGCAGCCTCGCAGTCGGCGCCGGTCAGTCTGCCGTGTTTGACGCAGCCCTGCCGATTGCCCAGCAGGACGCCCAGACTTTCACCCAGGCTGGCCTGAGCAACCAGCAGGCCCGGAACACGGCCGACCAGTTCAACGCCGGATCGACCAATCAGGTCAACTCGCAGAACAGCCAGCTTCAGACCAACGTGAACTTGGCGAACGCCGGGGCCAGTAACACCGCCGCGCAGTTTGGCGCCCAGGCTGCCAACACCGCCAGCCAGTTCAACGCCCAGACCGCCACGCAGGTTTCTCTGTTCAACACCGAGAACGCCATGAAGGCGGGCATCGTGAATCAGGAGCAGGCCAACGCCATCCAGAAGTTCAATGCCGAGCTGCTGACGAATGTGGGCGTGGCGAACATGAAGGACGCCAACCAGTTCAACCAGTTTCTGCTGGACCAGCAACTGAAGGCCGGCATCATCAATCAGCAGCAGTTCAATGAGATGTCGAAGTTCAACGCTTCGGCCGCCTTGGACGCCAGCAAGGCCAACGCAAGCCTTGTCACGCAGGTGTCTCAGGCAAATGTTGACAACGCGCTCAAGGCTGGAATTGTCAATCAAGAACAAGCCAACGCGATCTCCAAGTTCAACGCTGACCTGTCCACAAACGTCAACCTGTCCAACGTCAAGGACGCCAACGCGCTGCAGCAGTTCTTGCTTGATCAGCAACTCAAAGCCGGCATCATCAATCAGCAGCAGTTCAATGAAATGTCCCGCTTCAATGCCGGTCAGGCCTTGGACGCCAGCAAGGCGAACGCAAGCCTTGCTACTCAGGTCAGCCAATTCAACGCCGACAACGCGCTGAAAGCCGGAATCGTCAACCAGCAGCAAGCCGCAGAGATCGAGAAGTTCAACGCGCAATTGCTCACGAACGTGGATCTGTCGAACGTCAAAGACGCGAACCAGATGCAGCAGTTCTTGCTGTCCGAGCAGTTGAAAGCCGGGGTGATCAATCAGGAGCAGGCCAACAAGATGAGCCAGTTCAACGCCGCCCAGGCGCTGGACGCATCCAAGGCGCAGGCCCAGCTCTACACGACCGTAAGCCAGTTCAACGTGGACAACGCCCTGAAGGCGGGAATCGTCAACCAGCAGCAGGCCGCCGACATTGCCAAGTTCAATGCCAACCTGTTGACCAACGTGGACTTGGCCAACGTCAAGAGCGCGAACGACCTCCAGACCTTCCTGCTGGACCAGCAGTTGAAGGCTGGAATGATCAACCAGGAGCAGTACAACGCCATGAGCCGGTTCAATGCCGGCCAGGCCTTGGACGCCAGCAAAACCAATGCCGCGCTGGGAACTCAGGTCAGTCAGTTCAATGCGGAAAGCGCGCTCAAAGCAGGGATTGTCAATCAGGAGCAAGCAAACAGGATCGCTCAATTTAACGCCGAGCTTTTGACCAATGTGGATCTGGCGAACGTCAAAGACGCCAACCAGATGCAGCAGTTCTTGTTGGATCAACAGCTCAAAGCAGGCATCATCAATCAGGAACAAGCCAACCGCATGAGCCAGTTCAATGCGGCTCAAGGTTTGGATGCATCCAAGGCACAGGCGCAGCTCTACACCCAGGTGAGCCAATTCAATGTGGAAAACGCATTGAAGGCCGGCATCATCAATCAAGAGCAAGCGGCCAAGATGGCGCAGTTCAACGCGCAGTCTGCCAACGACGCGGCCAAGTTCAATGCGGCATCGGCCAACGACATGGCCAAGGTCAACATTGACGCTGCCATGAAGGCGGGGATCATCAATCAGGAGCAGGCCAACACCATGGCCCGCTTCAACGCCGAACAAGCCAACAAGCTGTCCATGTTCGACGTGCAGAATGATTCGGACATCGCCAAGTTCAACGCCAGCGAATCCAACGCCCTGAAAAAGCTGGGCATGGACAGCAATACCAAGCTGGCTCTGGCGGACATCGAGGCGGGTTACAAGACCCTGATGCAGACATCGGCCGGCGCCAGCGACCTCTACAAACAGATGGTGGCGAACGCGGCAAGCATTATGTCCAACAAGGACATGGACTCCGCCGCCAAGAACACTGCTATTCAGAATCAGGTGAACCTGCTAAACAGCGGGCTTGGCGTGATCGGAAAGATCGCCAACGTGGACTTGTCGGGGCTGTTGACCTTCACCGCTTGATCAACCAATACTACGATGCAGGCTTCGGCGTCTGAGCTGATTGCCAGGCTCTGGAAAGACTCGCCGCTGTTCCTGACTTTGGAGCAGTTCACCCAAGGGCTGCAGGGCTGGGAACTGGACCCGATCCAAGGCCCCGAAGGTATTGCGGGCGTGATCGTTCACCGGGGGCCAGAGTTTCACTTTGCCAAGTTCGACCCCGCGTTTCAGGTGGGCCGATCCATCCTCCAGAAGTACCCCGGCGACCTGATCGCGCGCTACGGGTACGCCCAAACCAAGACGCCGATTGACGACACCCGACAACAGCGGTTCAACCAACGCTTGGGCTTTGTCGAAATCGCGCGCGATGACCTTGACATCACCTATCAAATCCACAGAATGAGAGGCCAACAATGCCAGTCGCAGCAGTAGCAGGAGCGGTTTTCGCGGGCGCCGAACTGGTAGCCGGTGGCCTGACCGTCTTCCAGACCATCGCCGCCGTCGGCGCCATCACCGCAGGGGTGGGAGCCGTCACCGGGGACCAAGACCTGATGAAGATCGGCGGCATCGCTGGCTTGGCCGGTGGTGTCGGGATGTTTGCGCAGAACCAGGGCTGGCTGAACTCGACCCAGGCCGTAGCGGAATCTGGCAGCAACACAGCTTCTTTCCTTGGAGAGGCCGCGCCAGGTGTTGAGCAAGTCTCCCCGACAGTGGACACCGGGGCAGCAATTCAGAGCGCATCGGACGCCGGCAACACCGCCATGACGGGCGACAGCTTGCTTGCCGCGGATCTTGGC